TTTTTTTTTTTTTTTTTTTTTTGTCTCTAGGCTTCCGTGGATTAGACTTCACGAGGTGGGACCTCACTAAGAAGGCTAACACGGCTGCTTCGAAACAGGACGTACGTAGAATAAAAAGACATGAAATTTAAACTTAAATATTATACGTAGTTCTGTTCAGGTGAGTCGTACACTCATCCAGCACACACCTCAGTGGATATTTACATGCGCATGCCAAGGAGGCTATGCATGTTATTGCTTACATCGCTCGCTGTGTGCCTTTCCGTGTTTTCACTCGTTGTTGCTACATTACCATCCAATCCAAACATGTTGCTGACGCTGCCGTGCAGTGCGGCAGCCTTCATTTGCATGTGTGCCTCCCTTGCGCGTGATGGTGTTTTCGATGTTATTTCGTAAAAATCGAATGCGTAGCGTGCCAAGCTCATGTCGTTCAAATTTCTCATTCTTCCGTAACGTGGCATATATGGTTCCTTCATGTTCCGCATCTCGATGTATGCCTCCGCTACATTGCTGAAATGAGCCATTATTTGTCTGAAGGTTGGTTGTGCATATTCAAGAAGTGGTTTAATCGGGAATGTTACTTGCTCCGTGCCATCCATCATCACCCACTCCCCTGCTATATTTGGAGATGTCCCGTTCTCAATGCACCAAACCATCAGACCGTTGAGCAGTATTTGCATCTTGCTGTCGTCCACCTCATACTCCCTACTCACGTTGTCGTACCAATAGTCGAATTGCTTCTGCGTAGCTCTTGTGTTTGATAGGTCGAGCTGGTCTGGGACATATAGGAGGAGGTGGTCGAGGTTTAGGGCGGTCTTTCCTCTCACTCTGGGCATGCGCATCTTTGAAGTCATCGTTTTGATTCTGGGGACTGGGAAGGTGCCGCTCGTTCCAACGTTCACATCTCTATCTGGTTTAGAAACCTGCTGGTTGCCAGGAATCTGTCTGTTATGTTCACCTGCATCTCCGCCACCAGTGGCAGGTACCGCTTCCTTGTCCTTCCTTAGCGAACTACCTGCGTCTATCTTGTCTCCTTGATGAAACACCGTGTGGTCTTCTTCGCTATTCAGGTAAAAATCGAGACAAGCTGATAAATAGCGCTGAATTTCGCTCTCTGTGGCTTCCTCCGATGTGTACAAACTCTTTAGCGCAACTTCTGAGATGTACGGGGCTTTTCCTTGTTGTGCCAACTCATTGTATGGGGCTTGCTCCAGAACCCATGCGTAAAACTTTCGGATTTCATGCACTAAATCATCGTAGCCCCATGCTTCCACCATGGCCGCACAGATTGCCTCGAGTCTATGCTCTGGGATCGCGGATCGACTCCATTCTAAGATCGAAACCACCCTTTCTCTCTCCAATTTTGGTATAAAGATGCCATCCCTTAGCACACCTTGGTGTGACATGAACCACAATTCTGTCTTATTTCGCGTCCTTGAGGAAAAGTCGTAGTTGAGACCAAGTTGTGCGAACCGTGCTTGCATGCCATCGTATAATCCTTCGTGTTCGGGTGCCACTGCGATTATCAGATCATCTCCGTTGACAAAATACCGACATATGTCGTCTTGCTTCCCATTCGGGATGCCCTCTGCGAGTAAGGCATACCGCATAGCCAGAATTACCATGAGTGTGTTGTCGACCACCGTGGATGGCTGTCCGCTGTTATTTCCTTTGCACTTCTTGATGACTGACCCGTCCGGGGTTAGGATAGGTGTGTAGATGATTTCCGTGTACAAGTTTCTAAGCATCACCTCTCCTATGTCCCATCCCTCCATGAAGTTCATTCTTAGTTCCAAGACCGCATTTATCAAATATGGTGTCAAAGAGCTATCAAACTGTGATCCATCTGCGTCGCAATACAACCACCCATCCGGTAAGGCATTGAGAAGTGTGTCCCATCCTTTGTGGAATTTCGTCATTCCGACACTCCAGGGTGCGCTTAGATTTAACGAGTAAAACTTGTTGTTGAAGTCATCAACGCACACCTTCCCACCAAGAAGTGTATCCAAAGGAGCTGCTGTGAAAACCCGTGTTTTGTTCATGTTAACTTTCTCCATGGGTCTGAGCTCTGCCTTCAAGGAGCCGTTCCACAGTCCTTTTTCTCCTTTAAACAAGCGGAGGCAACTTTTCATCAGCAGTTCGTCTTTCTGCTCGTCAGTCATACCAGAGAAGTAGTCCCGCTTCTTTCCTGTGTATTGCGCACCTACGGCCGATTTCATGTTGAGCGAGCTTATTATCTCCTCCGTGTCTGTGATGTAGTTGCATGTGTCCATCCCCACACGCTTCAGCATGATTAGTGTCCCTTCAAGTGCTTGTTGGAAAAGTTCGTGATCGACATCTCCGACGACCGTTGGTTTCGAGTACTTCATTATGTCTTTTATGAACGCCTCGCGGTTGAGTCGGCTCTTTCCATAGGCTCCAAGGAGGGGCGTGAAGAACTCCCGTTCTCTCTCGTGCGTTTGGAGATACACTTCAAACAATGGACACTTCCCCTCTACCGAATGTTTGGTGACCAACTGACTCGTGCTTGAGGCAACTAGCTGTAGGTTCCCTTGCACTACGTCCCCAACCCACCGATGGATACCTGCTTGTTCATGAACTGCGACGTGCTCATCAAGGTCGTTGATAAGTTTACTGATCCGGAACGTGCTGTCTGGCTGGCTGCTCTGGAGTTTTAGTCCCCCCCAGCATATCTCGTTAGGGTTGTATTTCCAGTGTTGCTGCCATGCGATCGCGTCAAGGTCGTCCAAGTAGGTCTTTTGAAAATCAGCGTGTATGACAGCATAGTAGTTTACGGAAGAGTTGAAGCTTGCCAGACTATGTATGCCTACAATGTTGCCATCCCTTGTCGATACGAGTGGTAGGCCACACTGCCCGTTTGTTGTACTGATCCAGTGTTTCCAGAATTTGCTCTGTGGTAGGGGATATGTCTTGCTGCTCTCGGATATCGTGCTCGTTATGCTCTTGTTCTGAAAATTTGATCCAACCATGCAAATTCCCTCCCCTTCTATGGGATGTCGAAAGATCAAACGTTGTGGAAATGGCGGGAAATCTTTTGGCATTTGCAAGACAACAAGATCGCATTGTGGCACTGGTTTCATTTTGATCGTGCACGTGTTCCGTATGATGAATTCCCCGTGTCTAGACCGTATCACCAACTCTCCGTTATTTTCACGAAAGAGGTGTTTATTTGTGATGATTAACGATCCATACCCAACACCATGCAAGCTTGTCTCCGTCGTCGTGTTTGTCAAGTGGCAAATCATGGAAGCTATCGGGTTGTAATCTCGAAGACCGCGAAACAGGGATTTACTCTCATGACTGACGGTGTCAACCCTCATCTTCGGAATCTGAGTCGCAGGCACTATTATTGGATGCCCAGTTTGCCGCAACTCGTTCTCTCTTTCTGGAAAACCTGCAATGGAATTCGAATTGTTCCCAACTGCCAGAGGCCTGTGGGGTGTTAAATCAACTTTAAGTGCATCCGTTGCGAGGTTCTTTATGAAGTATGCTTGAATGGTGTTTTGTGATTGCATGTGCTGCATTTCGATCTCATCTTCACCGAGCATGCGTAATCGTTCCCTCGTGAACTCCTCCTGTATAAGGTTGATATCGGTGTAGGGGCTATCCTCTATAACATACCCTGTTAGCGGGTCTACAAAACGGACAAAGGAATAGTCGGCTGGGTCATATCCATACATATTTGTGAATTTGCGGTTCTTCGTTCCCATTCCCCTAGTTTTTGAGCTCCCTTTCGTCTTGCCTTTCTTCGTGTATGCCTCCCCAAAGAAGTGTTCAATGGTTTTATCGTCTGCTTCCACGACGTATCCCACCTTTTTATCGCGACTTTCTCTGAATTTCAATTTCTGGGCTTGCCGCTTTCCTTTCGCCTGGTGAAATACTGGCTTTTTCAGAGTGCTCATGAACCATTCGTATAACATCCATCCGCACCCAGCAGCCACACCGACAGTAATGAGTAAATCATGCGCCGCTAGGGCTCTATTCCAGCGCCCTTTCAGTCCGAGGCTTTTGACTAGATCCCTTCCTTGGTGGTGTACATGCTCCAGGTGTTTGTATGCCTTGACTTTGCTTGTTAGCTGCTCGTCGTCCATTCCGCTTAAATCTGCCTGCGTGTTTAAATTCTTGAAATCCAGGATTTGCGCCTTTGCATTCTGAAGAATGCGGATGTTCTCTCCTGTGTGGTCCGTGGCGTAACGTGTTCGTACAGCCGTTATGATGGTCTGCAACGAAAATTTCGATGATTGTAGGCTGTGTTCGGTTGCTGCTGTGAAGTACGCCTTCTTTGTCTGTTCATCCGCAATAAGCTGGTCAATGGCTGCTATGGTGCGCTCAATGGCTGTGTAGTCAGTCCGAAGGGTATACGCAATCTTGCATGCGCTATGTGATGTCATCGGCTGTATTGCAACGTCGCTCTTGTATGTGGTAATCGCTTCCCATATCCGTTCGTGCATCTGTTCGGGGACGTCCTTGCACCAGAAGGGCACCTGAGTTGCTGGTGGGAGATCATTCCGAAATCCGAGACGGTCATACATTCCTGCCGTTAACCAGTTCCTGGACGCGATGTAAGGTAATGCCTGTTTGTTCAATAAGATCTCAGCGTCGTTCAGGATGAATCGCTTGAGCGTAGAGTGTATTGCCGGATGCATGGTGCCATCATATCGAACTAGGTTGCATGTGTAATGGAGCGGCAGTTCGAACTTCGACATTGTCCTCACTTGTCTCAGAGTGCAATTCCCTATTATGCTCGTGTCAACATTATGTGTCATTACAGGTAGCCCATAAAGGAAGCAATATAGAGCGGCCTCTGTTGCGATCATAACTGGTATTTCTTGCAGCCCCTTCTCTGTGTGCCCTATCCGCAACGCTGTTCCTTCCTTAAACCGACCAACACGTCCCAATCGTTGTATTCTTTCGCCGTATGATATACTCACTTGTTGGTACCGAATGGCCCGGTCGCCACTATCAAGCGTTGCAACGATTTTCGTTCCGAAATCAACCACTACATCGATGTCCAAAGTGACCCCATTTTCAATGATGTTAGTGGCAACCACGAAGTGTTTCTTTGCCTCAGTGCCGTGTGTGCGAATCTGCACGTTGCCAGATTTCATTGTCCGCCCATCGACCTTAGTGACGCTAAACCCACGTTTTGTTAACAGCTCGGAAAGGGTGTCGACTGCGTTGTAGCTGGGGACATACACTAGTATGTTATGCCCGTGCTTCACAACGTCGCTGTTCACGTCCGTCCCCTGATTCCGTGCGAACTGCTCATATGACAATGACTCCTCAGTTATGATTTTCACTGGGTGCTGTGTGGTGAACTCCGTCTCCCTCCCCGGTGGGGTTGCTGACACCTTCAACACCTTTCCGCTGAATTTGAACTCATGTAGTAATGAGCGGAAAGCCATCGCTGAGCTGTCGTTTACGTGGCACTCATCAAAGATTATGAACTTGTACTCTTCTATCCGTGTTATGTTGTGCGCCAGATAGTGTAGAGCGAACCCGCTCGTCATGATAGTTACTGGTGATGATCCGAACACTGAGTTGCCACGCATTCTCATAGTTGGGCGCAGATAAAATGGTTCCCCCTGTAGTTGTTTGAATACGTTCTCCACGAGAGGTCGCGTCGGCTCGATCAACAGAACATGTCCCCGCTGCTGTAAGTTGAAGGGTAAACCTGTTGACTTCCCCGAGCCAACAGCTCCTCTTATGAGATAGTCCGATATGTCACTATGTGCGATCTCATGCGCGATTGATGCAGCTGTTGCTCTCGTGAATTCCAAGAATTTTCCCTCGCATCTGTAATGTGGGATTGTGTTGTTGCGTTCGATGTTGCCGTTCCACCACGTTTGGAATGTTGTGTCTGTTAAGGGGCTTGGTGCAACAGCGTCTGTGTCGATGACGAAATCTATGGTCTTTAGTTTGTCCTCTGCTTCCCTTCTCATATCATCGATGCTCTGATGGAAGACTCCTGAGTCGATTGAGCCCATAATTCCTTTGAACTTGTTTAAAGTGCGGTAGACACAGTCACTTCTCTCAGCATCGAACATCATCATTACGAGTGCCACAAATGCTACAACCTTCTCGAGCTGTTGACATGAGTGTTGTTTGACTTGATGGACAACCATGGTGTCCGGTTCACTGTCCTGTAGCCATTTGGCAACCACCGGGTTGTGCTTGGTGATGTATTCCTTGAATTCCTCTTCCGTTGGTGGTTCCTCGTGTTCAAGCATCCAGAGTTTGTACAGCTTGTTGAGTTGCTTCGTGTTCGCGTTGAATTCTAACTCGGCTAGCCGTGCCTTCTCCCTCCTGTGCATCAATGTATATTCGTACAATACTTGGAAGATTGTTAGCATTATGCTTATGACCGCAAGTATATTGACGAGACGTATTAAATCCGCCAGGAGGTAATTCACGACTGAGAAGCACTTATCTCGAATCCTTTTGCGCTGTCTATCCAACGTGCCTTTCACTTTGGCGCATGCTGTGTGCGCTGCGCGATGGAGTGCCTCTCTGCAATGTATGAAATAGCGCTTGCTCAACTCCATCGATGGTGGAGTGAAATCGACGCGAGTGCTCTGTTTTGAAGATTCGACTGTAAACACTGGTCGTGCGTATGATTGCCTTATTGCATAAAATTTTTCCAACCAGCTTAGTTCGCGCCAGGAAGCCTCCAACTCTTGCTTGTAGTTTTTTTCCAAGAGTTCGATTGATCTAGATCGGATGCTGGTGAACCCTAGTTCAACGAGATTCTTGTCGCAATCCCTCCGGTGATCGATGCAGATCAGGAATGCCATCGCCATTTGTGTTGAGATATGCCGTCCTTCGCTTGAATTGAGGAGTTCAATGAGCTCTTTCGCATTGCGTTCGATTATGGCGTGTTGTTCGCGTAGGGCCTGAGCTCTCGTACACTGCTGTGCCATTTGATTGATAAACTCGAAAATCGCAGCAGTGCGCGTATCGATAGAGACATAAGTTTTCACTGCTTCCTCCAACGCCCCACTGCGGTGCATCTCAATAACGACGCTTGGAGATATCAACCCGAGTATTATAAGATGTGGCTCTTCGGTTAAAATTTCCTTAAGGATCGGTGGGCGGTATATCCCACGTATCAAAAGTCGCACTGCATCTCCTTGAGCGATGTCCAACCTACCGCCCACGAGATAATGTTTCATTTCCGAATCGAGTGCGTTAGAGGCGAACTTTAGAATTTGCTTCACCGTGTTGGCTTTGAGGATGTGGAATCCTGTGTCTTTCGATCCGAATGAATCTAGAACATGCATTGTTTTTGTTTCATGGTCGACTAAAATTCTTGGCAGTTCCGCGTTGAGCACATCCGGAAAGAATGTTGCGAGGAAGTAGCAAGCTGTTGCTACGTCTGTCATAGATGGCCACTTTCCTAGGCGTGCTATCACTGTATCTCGGGTCATCTTGGTGAAATCTTTCGCATCAGCTTCGTTCACGTTTACGAGCATAGCCATGAAAATGTTCACATAACAATATCCCTCCTTAGCTATGTATAAATTCGCGCTGATGTCTGTTGGTAGGTCGACGTACTTCGGATCCCCTGTATTCCCAACTATGAGGTGGTTCTTTGTTGGCATCTTGAAGTCTGACTGAACGGGACGCCCATCTTCATGGGTGACGCAACAGCATGTGTACTCATAGTTGTTGTTTATCTTACTGACACACGCATTCGTCAATCCCACGTTCGTGATTTGTTCACCGTCGATCTGTTCCCGGAATGTCTCAAAGTTTGTGGAAACTATGAGGTTTGAAATGGCAAGGCGTCTAGAGCCATTTGGATTGCGTCGGACGACGAATTCACTGTAACCTCTTGTTGGTTCTATCTTGTCGAAGAAGTTTACTAGGAATCTCTTGGCGTGTCTTCCCCGCTCCCCCCAAACAAAATTCCCGTTTTTGTCCAATTGGTTATCGCACATGAGGGCTGGATTGATGTGTGCCTTCGCTGATATCTTGTTACGAAAGCTATGCAGAGATCCAGTTTCTATGTTCTCAGTTCTGTTGTTAAGATATCGAGCGATTTCAAGAAGGGCTGCTTGAAGCTCGGTGATTTCGTCCTTGCTCATTGCCTGTCCTTTGACTGATAGTTCACTCGCCCTTAGGACGTGTGTGAATGGTGCATTCTTCCTGTGCATGATGAGCTTCTGCACGCTTGTTAAGAGTTCATATTCTCCGACTTCAGCGTGCGATCCACGAATTACGCTTCGCAACGTGCTTGCTGTATGTGTGAATTCATGATATTCCTCGTGAATCTTGTCCTGAGCTGCTCGTATGCGACTGCCCACTTTTTCTAGTCGCTCTGAATCTGTGAGTGATTCAAAATCGCGTGCACACTTGTTACATGTTATCTTCCCGCATGGAAATAAGGCCTGGCATATGATTGCTGCGACCTCCCCACACCGCGTCACGTCGAAGTTTGATTCACACGTGTGACTAGTCACAGGCTCTCTCTCTCTCTGGAAGCTTTTATCGAACCCCTGCCAGAACTTTCCAGCGACGTTCGAGTAGTGCACAACATTTTTGATATTGTTTTTGTGTACTTTGAGCCTCGCATCAATTGGTTGCCCCTTCAACGTTCCTCGCACGATAAACAGGTTGTCCATTTTGCGCATTGCCCGACCAATCAGATTGCTCTGTGGTATGACAAGTCCACTGTCACCTGCAGTAAGCTCTCTCGTATTCCACTTGCGCGCTGCTCCTCGTGTCTTATGCATGAGCTGTATGAGTTTACGTGCCCATGAATCAATATGAACGTCCACCATGCGTATCTTCTTCTTGTGGTGTAGTGTCTCGACCCGCAGTAACTTCCCCTTTCTTGTGTGCGAATATGCACACTTTGTTGTGCGTCTCTCAACTATCTCGATAATCGTGCCTTTACGACGTGCTATGTTGGAGATAGTTTGTATGAGTTTGTCTATGTTACTAGGGGTGAGTGTTGTTCGTGGGGTTGCCACCTTGCGTGTTTGCTTACGCGAGGTCGCAGTTGGTTTCCTCCCGCTGTTGACCGGACTCGTGGTTGTTGAGGGTGCTGGCCCACCTCCGATACTAATGCTGGACACTTCCATGATGTTAGCTGGCCATGGAATCGTCTCCTTCTCCATGTGGCATGGATCGCGTGGGCGGGTGTTCTGTGTTCCCTCTCTGACATATTTGTACTTTAGGCCTTTGGGTTTATATGTCAGGACACCCTTCCTGATGCGAACGATACCCATTTCGGTTCGCTCCTTCAGTTGTGGTCGCATTTTAAAGACCTCTTCAGTAAGGTCAAATGCTGGTTTTGCTGGCGGGGCACTTGGCGCTATCCCCTTTGCCATTTGTTCAGCCCGGATGGAGCATGCTCCGTCTTTGCATGCCTGGTTGTAGTTGATGACCATTGGTGCGAATGTTCCGAATTGAATTGTAGTTGCCATTGCTTCGAATGTTGTTGTTTGCGAAGAAAAGAGTGCTGTTTGTTTACTTTGAAAACGTAGGAAAAACGATTTGCTTTGCTTGTCTTCTGTATGTTGTGTTG